TGCTTCAGCAATCATTTGCATTGTTCCTTCTCTATCTTTCATATATGTAATTAAACCGTTTTTTAAATTTCTTGGTTTTACTTTTACTAATGCAGGGAACAAACCAGTAAGTTGTTGAAATGCGTTAGGTAAATTACCAAACATAATACCTAAACCTGCTCTTCGTTTTTGCGTTTGTAAAACACGGTCAAAACTTGGGCTAAATCCAGAAGGAGCATATGTTTTTTGTGTAGCTGCTGCTTTTAACCAAGGCATTATCATTTCGTCTTTTACAACAGGGTCTATAATTTTTAATTTTTTTGTAAATTCTTTATTGTTTATTATTTTTAAAGTGTCTTGCAATACTGGTTGCACATAGGCATAACGCAATGAATCATCTATGTGTTTAGTCATATAACCTAAATGCAAAGACAATGGTTGATAGAAATTTTCAACACGACCTTTAGTCATTCCGTTTTCTACTTTTGGTAATGAATTTCTAAATTCCATTTTCATAGTATTTATTTCTTCTTTAATATCTACCTCTGTCATATTAGGATCACCTTTTGCAGGTACATAACCACCTCTAAATTCACCAAATCTATTAAGAATAGGTGTTGCTTTAACTACTTTAAAATAATATCCTTCAGTATCTCTATGTGTTCTTTGTAAAAGTGGCAACATTTTTTCATTTAAATCCCATACTGCTTGTAAAAAATCATAATCATTTTTAGTTAATATACCTTCATCTATCATACGTTTAACAAAAGCATCCCAATGTGTTGTATCTAACGATCCATCCTCGTTAAGCTTGCCCCATCTTCTGCCAAGTAATAATTTCTTTTTATTGCTGTCATTGCCTGTATGCAACATAGCTCCTAATAATTCAACTTTACCCCTTCCGTTACTTTCTGATCCAAATGTGTATGCACTAGATTTTTCTTCAACAAATTCAAATTCATTAGCAATTATTTCTGAATCGCCAAAATCAACAGAAGCAACTAAATCTGAATAAGCCTTTGTAAATACAGTTTGTGCTTTTCTATATTCATCTAATGCTGTTTTCATTGGAAACCATAATGTGTTATAAAAATCGCCTAATTTACCGCCTTCTAATTCTAATACTGCTGACCCAGTACCTTTTTGTACATTACTTGCACCATCCATTTCATCAGCCCAAGGTTCAAAACGTCTTAATTTTGCTTTAAATTCTAGAAAAAATTTATTAAATAAATACGATTTAGGTACAGCTTGTGTTGTACCAATAGGATTATTTCTTCTGTCTCTAAGTTTTTTGCTTCTATTAATTATGACATCTTGTCTATTATTTAATGTGTCAATAATTGGTTGTATTTGTACTAATTCACCTTCTAATTTTATTTGTTGATCACGAAGTGATTGATACCATAATGATTCCATTAAATCGTTAAAACTTAAAAATTCATCGTATGTTAAATCTTTTAGACCCTGTTGATTTTTTGTTGCTCTTGTATTTAAAATCATTGGTTCTAGTTCTGTATATAATGGTTCGTCATATAATCTCAAGTTTTCTATATATACATCTGCGTTTTCTACTGTTGGGCCAAGATTGTAAGAAGATAAAATAACACGACCTACATTAATGTAATCTATATTTCTTTGGCTTTTACCTTTTCTAGTTAATTTTTCGTCTGATTTAAAAAATTTTTTATATTCTCTAATAGCTTTGTTGTATTCTTTATGTATTTCAATTGCTTCTTTCGCTAACTGGTTATTAATTAATTGTGACCGTTTTGCTTTTATTGCAGCTTTTGTGTCACCTTTTTTCATAGCTTTTTCAGTTTCTTTCAAAGCTCTTGCTTCAGCACGAGTATATTCTGATGGTCTTATTTCAGATAATTGTTTATCAGCTAATACATCTTTAGCAACTTGTCTTGCTGCTTCAACTTGGAACGGTATTGGTCGCATTGCTTTAGACAATGTATTTAACTCTACAGCTACAAACCTAGCCCTAGCTTCGTTATGTATAGCTTCTTGTATTTGTAATTCTAATTTTCTTGGATCAACTAAATCACTATGTTTTTCTAACATACGTTGTTGCGTTATTTCAGTGATAGTTTCATTTATTGGTTTTGCTTCTAATAATGCGTCAATCATTGCTAACGAATTTGGAAAACCAAACATATCTGCAACAACCTTTACATCAAGTCCTTCTTTGCCAACCATTCCATATTTACCTGTTCCTAATTGTTTTATTTCTGTAGCCATGTCATAAAATGGCACAAGTTTTTGTAAACTATTTTTTGATATTTTGTATTTACCTTCAACTTTAATTTTTTCTCCTTGATCATTTACAGTTTCACCACGTTTTAAAAACAATAATGCTTTATATCTTTTATCTTGTAAAACTTCTTTAGTTACTTCTGCCTGTTCTATTTTATATAATTTTTCTATTTGCTTATTAAATTCTTTTGTTTGTAAATTTCTTTTATTTCCAATCCACCGCACTTGTCTCATACTTTGTTGCGACATTATTTCTAGTGTTTCTTCTTCTGCTTCGTTTAACGCTGCCGTGTATTCTGCCCATTGCACATCATTCATACCGCTTTGTTCTTGTGTTTGGAACATAGCTTTCATATCGTATATTTGTTCTGCTTGTATAATTTGCTCATCAGTAGCTAACATACGATCCATAACGCTTCTAACTTCATTAGTTAACATTGGTAAATCTTGACCAGTTTCTCGCCTATATAAATCATTTAATCTTGTGCTTACATCTTGATAAACATCTTTTATAAACCTTGCAAATTGCCTAAATAATTTTTGCAATCCTTTACTTGGTGCTTTTTTCTCAAACAAATATAGTTCAAAATTATATGCAAATGATTCGTGATATTTTCTTTTTTGGTTTAAATCAAAACTTTGCCATGTTTTTAAATCTTTAACACCCCAAAATTGCAAT